TCAAACAAAATACCCCCTTTAGTAGTATGACACATTATACTAACTAAAGTCAATATCTTTCTTATAGGCTCCCCTATAGCCCTGTTATAGCTATACTATACCTATTGACAAGATGTATTATATGTCCTATAATAGGAGTTGTTAGTTGGTTGCACAAAACGGTACGCATTAAAGTCTACCGCACCTAGCAATCCCTACTGGCAAAGGGTACTACTGGTACTCTGGAGTCGGAAAGGGCTGACGAGTTGGGCTAGGATAAAACACGCCAGCTGACAATGTATATATTTTTATGAAAGGAAAACATGCAAACAAAGTTTGATTTTTATGCTGACCCGTCACACGGGTGGTTAAAAGTACCATTGATTGCTTTAACCAAGCTAGACATAGCCGATAAAATAACTGCATACTCCTATATGAGGGGCTTGTATGCCTACTTAGAAGAAGACAGCGATGCGTCCACCTTTATAACTGCATGGGAAACTAAAACAGGCAAGGTTTACAGCCACGATAATGAAAATAGACACTATGCCGACAAGTCATCCAAAATAAGAAGTTATGCAAGTTACAACTTTAAAGGAGGTGAGTAATAAAATGGATAGATACAAAAAAAATTTACACATAGAAGGTAACAAGGTGATAAGTTATACAACCCATGTTGCCACCATTGACCATGCTAGTGGCATATTATACAAACATGGTTATTGGAGTGTGACCACCAGCAAACATATAAACTATGTAGCCAGAGAATACGGCTTGACTATAGTGGATGCGCCCATTGATACAATACGGGGTTTTACTGAACCAAATCAAGAACTAGAAGAGGACAACAATCTAAAAACTATTGCCATGGTTATGGCTATGGGCAAGATATTTACTAATAATCAAAAAGAAGCCAACGACTGGGATACTAGAATACTTAGAGCTGGGCTAGAGGGCAGAGGTTTAATAATGCCCGATGATTGGGACAGCTTATCAGAAGAGGTCAAAGCGGACAGACTAGCCAAGGTTAAAAAGGAATTAAAGTAACAAGTTTGATTTTAAAGGCGGTGATAACAGATGATAAAACAAAATGAAGCCGGTAAAACTCTTTACAACATGTTAAGCTTCCAGTACAAGCCACTGGAAACTAAACTGTTGAAGGACTTACCAAAGGAACAGATTGAAATGTATCAAAAACTATCTTACCTAAAAAAGATATATATACTTGATGGTATGGCCAAAGAATTTGGTCTATAAACTAGCGGGCTGGTTCGTACTCGCTAGTTTACGAGCCAGCCATTGTTATATAAAGGGGGTGACTAAATTATGACACCAGAACAATACTACAAAGCACCACCACAAAAGGTGTTCAATGAAATAAAACAAGAATCTATAAAAATATGGAAGACTTACGATGACCAATTTGGCTATGCTACAGAGAAAATCAACCAAATAAAAGACCTAGAAAACATTGGAGATAACGCATGGTATATGGTTGCTATGTTTGACTCTTCCAACCAAAGCAAACTACTTCACGCTGTGTCGGATGACACAGCAGACATGATCGTGGATGCTCGCGGGTATTAACGGGTGGGTACAGGAATCTGTAAACCTGCCAAATTGACGCTTCACCGCTTTTCTTTGCTCTCCTCCTCTGTATGAAAATTAAATTTCCAAAAATGAAGTCAATCGGTTTTCAAAATATCGAAATAAATTTCTAATCTCCCCCCACCCCTAACAACTATGGGCAGTAGTTGTTTTACTCTTAATCTAGGGCAGCTCTAATCTCATCCCAGGCTCTAGGAGTAGGTACATCCTTCAAAAGGCCAACCCCCGCTCTTTTGGCCCAGCTCTTAATAGTTGCTAGCGATATTCCAGTTTCCTTACTGGTAGCAGTAGCACCCTTAACCTTTGCAACTTTTAAAGCTGCAATTATTTCTTCCTTAGTGTACTTATTTAACATTCTTGTTTCTGGCATCTGTAATCACCCCCTTAAACAAACCATCTTAGTAATATTCACAGTCGGTATAGCCTCTAAATGTCTGTATTTCTTATGAGTGGCGTTGTATCTTCCGCCAATAAACACTCTACTTTTATTTTTGTGCATAAGAAAACCAAGTTGACCCACCTTTATTAACCCGAAAGAATTTCTAACCTCGTCAACAGTGGCTGGAGTAGGGTTTAATGTAGCATCTAACCATTCAGCATATACCATATCTCCTTTTGAAGGCGAATTTCCGCCTTTTTTTAGTTTTATCGACTCTTTAATATCTTTATTGGCTACTACTTGAGGATTGGAGTACCACTCACTTTTTAGATTAAAACTGTGGCAAAAGATAGTCACATTGGAAAGCTCGGCTATTACAAGACACACAGCAGAAATATCCTCATCTAATTTTCTTTCAGACAAAACTTCTTTTCTAAGTTTTATATTAGCCTTTTTCCACCATCTAGGGATGTCTTGCCCTTTTCCTGTAGGATTGGAATTATGACTCCAACCAACAGGAGGCAGAAAAGTCGGATGTCTATATAGTTTTAGTAATTTTATGTTTTTCATATTTTAAAAAAGAACTGGGGGATTATAAAGAAAAGGCTGATGTGCCTAATCAAAATAATCCCCCGTAGGAGGCTAGTCATCGTCAGGGTCGTTGTTTTGCACCTTGTCCTCACGTTCTCGTTGCTCGGCAGCTTCCCGATAGACGTCGAGACCATCGTTCTTGGGGTCCATGGTGTTCTCCTTGAGAGACTCGTAGATAGTGTGGCTAGTTGTACCATGTGATCTCAGGGTCAGGTTCCGGCAGTGGTGGATCATAGACCGTACCCCGCTCTCCGACCTCTTCTGGCGGGCAGTCGTTTGGTCCGTAGCGAGTGACACCACGAAGTTCCTCCGAGAGAACAAGCATCTTGTTGCTCACTTTTTACCTCCTATTGAGTTGTCAATGCGGTAGTAAGAACCTTGATTGATTCTATCTTCCTGAGGGTATACTACACTATTGACTTACCCCTTGTCAAGTGGTATAAATAACTAAGGGATTTATATGAGAAAACTAAGAAACGATTATAACTGGGAAAAGCATGAGCGCCTTTATAGATTGAATAAAGAGTTTGGGCTTTCGGTCAATGAAATTGCCCTAAACTCTTTGCACAATTCAGAAAAACTTAGTATGCAACGTATTTATCAGTTAATACAAGAACACGAAAGGATCCTACAAAATGGACGACATAGTATTACTGGATAAAATGTACGGACAGGGTGCACTATCTCTATTTGAATGGTTTGACTTTAAGGATAGATATACCATGCCGAAACAACAGACAGATAGATACTTTAGAACTTGCCTTTACCCCGTGTTTGGGAAAAAGTCCTATCACTTGGGAAAGTTTGAACTTTATTATGCTTTCCACAGTATGCTGAATGGTTGGAAGACGGTTATATCTAATCTAAGAAAAGTTATAGAGAAACGAGAAAAAGAGGAAAGGACGACTAAGATTCGCCAGGAGATGGCAGAAAGGTTTATGAGATGGTGATTGTGAACTTTATCGTCGGATTTTTAATTGGGTATGTAGTTACAGATATTATTTTAAAGTTGAGGAGGTGATTAATTCATGAGTTTTTTACCGAAAGATTATAAGATACCGTCTGGATCGAGTAATTATATGAAACTTGAGCCAGGGGCTAATAAGTTTAGAGCCATTGGAGACGCCATCACAGGCTATAGGTGGTTTGTAGAGAAGGATGAAAAAACTTCAGTAGTTAGAGTAAAGAGACTTTCTGGTGTTCCGGTAGCTATAAGAGCAGAGAAAAATCGTGTCAAACACTTCTGGGCATTTCCAGTTTATAACTACGGGGCCGAGATGGTGCAAATTCTTGAAATTCCACAGATTACTGTTCAAACAGTAATTGAAACGTACATATCAAATCCTGATTGGGGAGATCCAACCAACTATGATATAACGATCACTAAAAAGGGCGAAGGGTGGGATACAGAATATATCGTAACACCTTCCCCAAAGAGAGAACTTACTAAAGAGGTAAAAGAGCAAATTACAGGCTGGCACATTAATATGGAGGCTTTATTTACTAATGGAGATCCATTTGAGATCAAGGAAACTACAGATCCAAAAGAAGTGATAGACCCCAAGGAGCTTGATATTGATAAGATTTTAGGAAGATAGACTTGGAGACAAGACCTTAGTAGTCTCTACCCCCACGTCGGCGGACCGCACTACTGTCTTGCTAACCAGGGGGATGGAGGTTACTAAGGATAGTTGATACGGACGGTGGAACTCTGGATATGTGTTCGGGCAGAATATATACCTACCACCGCCCGTACCATCTATTCTTATGAGAAAGGACACAATGAACAAATTAAACAAAAGAATTAGAGCAGCTAAAAAATATAAAATAAGTCAGCCACCTTACATTCCCTACACCAAAATAGAGTATATATCGGGTAAGGTTCACCAGATGGTAGAGTTTCCCCTAACTGGACCAACTAAATTAGAGATTTTTGTAGCAGGAATGACAGTAGCAGGGGCATTGTTTTGTTTGGCTTATATATTTTGGAGATTTTAAAGAAGGAACAAATGAAAGACTACGACTTAAGAAACATAGACGGCAGAAACGAGGTGGACAGTTTAATGAAGGAGCAAAAGGAAATAGATAAGTATGTAGGTTCTGTTTTCCTTTTCGTTTTAATGGGGCTTCTTGGAATAGTGATATTGTTACTGGGTATACATTTTTTAAGAAAGGTTTAGTGATGACAAGTTTAAAGAAAGGAACAAATGATTATCTTTTGTGATTTAAAAAAGGATTTGTGTCATAAAGTAGCCAAGGCTATAAAGGACAATAGTCTAAAGGGCATAAAAGTTGAACAGGGAGATATTATGAAGAAACGAGGGCTTATTGTATCTGCTTCCAACCCAAGTTTTACAATGGCGGGTGGTTTAGACGCTCTTATTGCTAAAAAGTATCCTAAGGAATGTGAGAGGGCTAGAAAGCACCCCAACATAAATCAAAAGATTAATAACGTCATTTTTACTGTAACAGTCGACAACAGTCTGACTGCTGATGGAGACAAGATCGCATACGCTTTGGGATTTATTAAAGCGTATGCCAAAAATAACAGAGTTTTGTTATCCGGTTTAGGCACAGGTATCGGGGGAATGGATGAAGATACCTTTGTAGAAATTCTTGTGGCGGCTCTAGGAAATCCTGTAACAAAACAATGGAAGTTTCTTAAAGAAGGTTTTAAATCTGGCCACGGAGATACAAAGTGGAAAACAGGAAAGTGGCAAGTTCACAAAGGAGACTTAAAGCTCTGCGAATCAGGATTTCATGCCTCCAATGGTATTTATAAGGCTTTTTCTTATGTACAAGGAGAAATATTAGCACAGGTTGAATGCGGGGGGAAACATCTTGACGATAACGATGGGACTAAAAGCGTGTGGGAAAAGATGCGAGTAGTTAAGGCGTACAAATGGGAAAAGCAAGATAGTGTTTTGTTTGCTATTTACGCCGCAAGACTTGTATTGGATATTTTTGAAAAGAGATACCCTAATGACGACAGGCCAAGAAAGGCTATTGAGGCTGCCGAGGTGTACGTCAAAAACCCCACTGAAAAGAATAGGGCTGCTGCGAGGGCTGCTGCGGGGGCTGCGAGGGCTGCGGAGGCTGCGGGGGCTGCGGGGGCTGCTGCGAGGGCTGCGGGGGCTGCGGGGGCTGCGGGGGCTGCGGAGGCTGCGGAGGCTGCTGCGAGGGCTGCGTGGGCTGCGGAGGCTGCGTGGGCTGCTATTTACAAGAAATGTGATAAGTGGATGCTAGATCATCTGAAAGAATTAAAGGAGATAAAGTGTCCGCTAATAACTACATACTGATAGAAAAAAAGAAAGACGGGATATTTGAGATTTCTCATAGAGATTATGATACCGACAAGGCTTCTTGGATTGAGAAAGCCGTATCAGCAGAGTTAGCGTTGGAGGTAGCGAATCTAATGGAAATTTTGTTAAACAAAGATTTAATTGGGGTCGAATACGGAATCCGTTATGTGAACAGAATTAAAGGAAAACCAGTCAAAAAACAAAAGGAATCCGAAGAAAGTAAGTTGCTCCATAAGTACGATAGTTTGAAAAACGAGACAAATGCGTGGAAAGAGGGTATATGAAACAGACTAGCCGGACACCAAGTCAGAAAGGAAAACATGACACCAAGTAAATCTAGTATGGAAGAGTTAAAGAAAGACATGATTGCAATAGTTACTAAGATATATCAAACAGGAGAAAGTGGGGTGGCGTTGCATCAGGAAAGTACTATTGATTACATCTTTGAGTGGATTCAGACCAACTTCATCCCAAGAGAGGAAGCCAATTCAGGGAGTAAACCATTAGATGAGGTGAGGAAAGCCTTTTTTAAGAAAATAGGATATAAGGTTGAAAAAATAGATGGGGAGGAAGCATGGTCTGTTACTTGGTTCAATCCAGAGGGTTACTTTGAGTTCTTCAAATCCTACCTATCAGACAGGAAACCATTAGATGAGGTGAGGAAAGAAGCTGTTGAGGGATACCGAAAGTATTTTTATGAGCATTTGTATGAGTGCAGAACGGACATACCTTTAACAGATGATTTAATTTCAGGGAATAAGACTATCGTAAAATTTGACGAAGTAAAACTAGCAGATATTATGGACAGGTATTTATCCCAAGAGGTATCTAAGGAACAGAAAGGAGGTAAAAATGACGGAAAATGATTTTCAAAATAAATATCACGAGTACAAAACTACAGACTTAATGCAGGCCAAAATAGAGAGACTAAAATTAAAAGTGGTAGATAGTGCTGGTAAAGGTTCTCCCGTTTATGTAGTCAAACTGGGTGAAGAATACACACTTATGTTGGGTAAGGCTGTAAAAGCACTTGAGGGTACGGGAATAATTGACGAAGACAGTGGAGTTTTTTAAGAAAGGAGATAACTAGCTATGGAAGATTTAGAGAAAAGGATTACAAAAATAGAGACACATGAACTGTGGGACGGGACTTTTATGCCTACTCCCGATTATATTGTAAGAGATGTTAGTACTGGAAAAAACTATGTTTATGCCAGCGACGGGCACATGAGACTTCCTAACTTTGATTTTAGCGATTTAGAGAATGCGTACGGAATAGATGTAGAAAAGTCACTTAGCCACGCAAAAATAGAACTTGTGGAAAAAAAGGTTTTAGACACCACTAAGTCAGAAAGGAAAACAGAATGAGTAAAGACGAACAAATAAATTTAGTTAAAGTTGATGTGAAAAGTGTACCGTTTAGAGGCCCCGCCTACTTTGAGATATTGCCTAAAGATTTAATAGCACGAATTACTGTCAGTCTTGATGAGGATGTTTCTCCCGAAATATCTTATACAGAGACGGTATATCCAGTAGAAAGGATAGGATTTAAGTTAGGTAGTGCGTCCAAAGTGGATGCCTACTACATACTGAAAGAGGACAAGGATAGGCTATTGGACCTGTTAAACGGGTTTCTTGAACTTCAAAAGGAACAACTTGAAACAGAGATAATAACTGATTTTCTTGCCTATCTGGCTTATAACAACACAGCATCTCTAAAGTTAATCGCAAAGATGAAGGACTCAATTAGAGATTTTAACCTTGAAAGAAAAAGAAAGGCAATTTATGAAAGGAAAGCATAATGGATAAAGGGATTGAGGATAAGATTGTTGAAAAACTAAACTATTTTGTGCCCATTGGTGTGGTAAACAAAAACAGTAAGGCAGTCCAAGCCCTCACAAAGTTAGTGGAGGTTGAGAAAGCCGCCGTAGATTTAAAGAGACTAGTTAGACAATCTGTATCGGACGATGGTACTGGAAAAGGTGTATCAGCCACAACCACTACCGCTAGTGTAGGAGTTTTAAGTGAAGAAAATCTTAGAGATATAGCAAAAGAGATAAACAAGCGGGGAGAAGAGCCAGTGTTTTTATTTAGTAATGTTCAGACAAGAGACCTTATGTTGAGAGACAGCGATACACAGTTCAGGGATGGCTGGCAATATTTGGGAGAAGTTATTTTAGACGGTTACAAGGCAAGAGAATACCTATCCACCCTATCCCCAGAGCAGGAAGGAAATAGAATACCTAACCAAGATAGACACCAAAGAGGAGGGACATGAGTAAAAGTTTGGATAGGATGGTAAAACAACTAACAGAGAAACCAGAGATGCCTAAACTTGTTGAAGTAGGTAATTTATATGGTGTGAAGTTTGTAACTATAAAGCAGCCTAAATGGTTTCAGAAGATTTTAGACTCCACCCTATCCCCAGAGCAGGAAGGTGGGAAATGAGTTGGGGACATTCAGGGTTATGTGAGAAGGACTGCACCTGTGACGTTGCAAGAATGTTTAGCAGTCCAAAGAAGGAGAGAGTCTATAAATGTTGGTGTGGTAAATATCAAGGAACAAAGCATGGGTTACTCACACACCAGATAATGACCAAACATTTAACCCCCACCAGTGAGGGTAAGATAAAACTACCAAAGTCAGAGTTCACGCCGATGATGGAGAATGGAAATGATTAAGGCTACCAGCCAGAAAGGCACAAGATGATAAATAGTATGGAAAAAGCAATAAAGGAAATAGTTAAAAGTCACAGACACACATCTCAAGGTATGGTAATTTTTAATAAGAAAGAATTTATGGAGAGGTTCCTAGAGAAAAGATCCTTAGTAGATAAGTTTATGGTAAAAGATGAAACTAAAAAAGATAAAAAAATGTAGATGTGCGGTGGCCCGCATAAAAGATACTATTTTTTGTGAAAAGTGTGGGGGGAGTGTGGTTCCTGATAAGTGGGGGGAAATAAGATGAGACTTGTTCTGCCTATTCCGCCTAGCGTGAATGAAATGTACCGTCACCATGGACATATAACCTACAAAACTAAGATCGCCAAAGACTGGATAAAAGGGTGCCTAAAACTGGTTAAAGTTAAAAAGCCTTACAAGAGGTCTGTAGACCTCTCAGTTCACTTTTACTTCAAAAGGGACAGAGATATCGATAACTCCCTAAAAGCCCTATTGGATCTGGTACAGAAGGCCGGGATCATAGAGAACGACTCGCAGGTCTATTCTATGGTGGTCACGAAAGATTTTGATAAATTAGAGCCGAGAGTTGAGATAGAGATTATGGAAAATGCCTAAAAGGCAGAGGTGTGGGGTTTATATTTCATAGAAACTCTTTAAGTGGAGTTGCACGGAAGTTTCGTTGGCTACCCAATTTCCTGCGGCGGCAGTTTTATACCAATCTATAAAGCATCCCGCATCTATGACTGCAAGACCGGTAGTAAATGCAGAACCATTGTTTATTACAACTGGTTGATAGGTATAAGCTGTAAGTGGTATAAAAGGTAATGATGAATGCGCCGACCCAGCAGAACCAGACATTGTACAACCCGTACAAACATACTCAAAATATACGAGTTTCCCAGTAACCTTATATCTAGCAGAAGTGTAGGTAGACATATCAGTAACTCCACCTGTAAGTACAGGAACCCATAACGACCACCTAGTCTCATAAATAGGTCGTTGAATAAGATTTGTAGCTGTAAAGGCAGGTACACTCCATGTATATCCTGCACCTGCGGAGAGGGTAGCGGCGAAGCGACCCACATTCACATAATTATCTCCTGCTGCCGCATTAGTTATAGTTGATATTCCTGCGAACTTTTCGTTCGTAGTAGTAGCTGAAAATTCACTGTATAGAGTCGCATGAGGTATTCTTGAAAACCCAATTACTACACCATCCGTAGCGTTATAACCCAGATAAACAAAGTAATCTATTTCTTTGGTAGCAAGTTCCGTACTTCCAGCATTAAACCAATTAGTTCCAGCAGCTTTAGTTACTGAAAGTGCTGTTGTAATACTTCTTACCACACTACCAATCCTCACATACACAGGATTTGTGGCCGATGGATCGTTACCGTCCATACCTTTTAGGGCTACTGTCAGGTTGTTGCTGGCTACGGAGGGGACTATCTTTCCGTTTATCATGTAACCTTCTGGAAGATTCCATAAGACACTGCCTTTTAATCCTGCCGCGGTGGCAAACTTTGCATCATCTGTTCCTGTGTTTATCTCCGCGGCACTGGCTTTTACAACATCTCCACTATTTGTTCCGGTAAGTCCTAAATCAGTTTTTAAAGTAGCAAGTGAGTTTACTTCAGGTACACCCGCTTCTGCTGTCTTCCGATAAATAAGAGAAGCAGTTGCCATATCCGCCATCTTAGCAAGGGTTACTGCTTTGTCGGTGATGGTAAGAGCCGCTGATCCCGTGACCTCACCACTATGATTGGCGTTGGTTACAAGTCCATCATAGTTTGAGTTGACTGCGTCATCTCCACTGTTTGTACCAGATGTATTACCTAAAACAACAAGTGCTGCGTCACTTATATCTTTTTCTGTTCTTATTTTATAACGTATTGCCATATTTTAAATACAAATAAATAAATCCGTCCCATCAAATTCAATCGTACCTGCTTCTGGTGTAGTGTTTACCACACCTGCAGTAAGTTTTATAGGGGCTGTATTGGCATTCGCCGTTCCTGCCGCTATATGAAGCTTAGCAGTGGGACTCATTTCACCAATTCCAAGATTGCCGACGTCATCCAAAACCATCCTTTTATTTTCGGCCAACGATCCGCCGGTTCCAAAGTATATCTTACCTGTGGCTTTAGTGGAAACTATAACTAAATCAACTTCCGATCCCATGACATATCCCGTGCTAACTCCGAAGATGGTATAATTTTGGTCATTGAATGTGGTACTTGTTATACCTACATCGGCATAGGTAGCCTGATCTACGTCGTCATTTACTACTACCATATCGGCAGACGCACTGTTTCCAGTGTTAGGATTTATAATATTTATCCCGCTGTAGGAATCTACCGATTTAACAATGTATAAAGCAATATTAGTGTCTTGATTGAATGCTGGTTGATCTGGACCAACATTAACCCAGCCTCCTAAAGTGTTAATAGAAAGCATTTGAACTCCCGCGGCATTATTAACCCTAAATATATCTGCTGCATCCTCATCGGGAGTAATGATAAGTTCAAGTCCGGTTCCCCCCGCTGCACCTGTGTCCCCCTTATCTCCTTTGTCCCCTTTATCTGCTAAGACTTGCCAATAAGTAGTATTAGTGGGTGTTGTTCCTGCGGGAGCGTCTGCATACATTACATAAGACGAACCTAGAAAATCAACACTATCGCCTACAGCGTAATTGATGCCGGTATCGTAAGCACCCATCGGCACAAGTCCGTCTGGGATATTTACTATTTGCATTTTATCCAGTAGTTTTACAAGTACAAAATCAGCCATTAGAGGTTTCCTTTTCTGCTATCTCTTTACGAGTGTCATTTATTTTGTCACTAATATTTCCTACCACATAGGTTCCGCCTACGATCTCTGCGAATCTGAAAAAGACTTCTGAAGTGGTTTTGTTCATTAACACTAAGACAAAAGCCATAACCATTCCTACTAAAGCAAAAATAAACTTTTTACTAAGTAATACTTCCATTATTTTTAAATCCACCTCCTACTTGTTAATAACTTTTTCTATCTCCACAATTATATTCCGAAGAGACTCATCTTCCAGCAACTCTTTTTTTTGGTATGCCTTTATCTGTATCTTGGCATCGTCGAGTAGCTTCTGTAAATTTACCACTGCCTGTCCTAAGGTCGCTACTTCCTCTTCCGATGTAGGAATAACAAGATCTTCCACCCATGTTACTAAGGTGGAATTCAATGGATCTATATATCCGTTATATCTGTTTTCCCTATCTCTAGGTTTTGGGAATACGCCAAAATGTAAATGTGGACCAGTGGAATTTCCGGTATTATCGGAAAGTCCTATTACTTGACCGGCTTTCACCGTTTCTCCGGTTGCTACTTTAAAAGACCCCAGGTGGGCGTACAATATCCCACAATCGTTGTTTTCTATTTTGATGTAGTTTCCGTATCCAGAAAGATCCGATTGGGCTTCTGTAACTGTTCCATCAATACAGGAATAGAGCTTTGTACCTGTGACAATACCAAAATCAATTCCATTATGTGCTTTGATACCATACTTAATATAATCCTGCGGATTTACTCCAAAACGTTGTGTTATTGGTGCGTCGTCCCCTTCGTATAGTAAATTTAATAACTTTATCTTGGTTATAAGATCCTTTCTAATTAGCAGAAAAACCCGGTATAATTTGTTTAAGTAACAATACTAAAATGCCAAGTAAAACTACTCCCGAGACTCCATAACCCACTCCTGTAACTGTTTTCTTAAACTCTACTATGGGTTCTAAAGTCAGTTTAAAGGTTTCATTCCTCACATAATTTTCTCGAAGATCTTTTTTAAGATCAGCAAATCCTAAGTTTATATCCTCTTTGATTTCATCGATGGATTTACACATTCCGTCCATTTTAACCTTTAATTCCCCTGTAGTCGGTGAACTCATACATAATTTATATTAACATTTGTTTTATAAAAATCTACCCAGTATATAGTCTGCTAATTTTTTCATCGACACATTATATTCATACTTTTTAACATACTCGGAAGAATTTTTACCTACAGCCCTGGCCTCTTCTTTATGATCGTAGATATATTTCATATGCCAACCCAGTCTTTCCGCAGAACACCGGGCGAAGTGTCCCTGATTTTCCCAGTTATCATATCTAGCGGGAATTTGGATGTCCGCCGGAACTCCGTACATAAAATCGCTATTAAAAAAGTCTGAATGTGAGTGACCTATAGTAATAATAGTAGGTAGTCCACAAGCCATAGCTTCTAGCGGAGGTAAGGAAAATCCCTCTCCATGCGAAGGAAACACAAAGCAATCAGCTAGATCAAGGATATCTCTTATACATTTGTGAGGCAATTCCCCGCAGACGATCTTTACATTATTGGGAATAAACATTTCCTCGGTAAGTTTACATACTTCTTTTGGCTCTATAATAGTTTTTAAAACTAACTGGCACTCCAACTCTTCCTCTGCTAATCCAGAGAGAAGCCATGCCTCAAGTACATCTTCCCACCCCTTTCTCTTCTGGAAAGCCTCGTAGTGAAGAAAGGTGTAAGGTTCGTGTATTGGCTTTTCTTCGTAGTTAAAAAGCCCCCCATCATACCCTAAAGGCACAACAACACTGTCAAACCCCGACTTTTTAAAGGTCTGTTGAACAAAAGTAGAAGGTACTATAATATGATCCGCCATCGAAAGATACACCTTCCATGAGTTAGGAACTTCGTCTCCCTCAAGCATGGTGTAAAGAATCTTTTTACCTTTGGCAAACTGTATTGCTGGTGGCACATGAAGTATTAAAGTGTAGTCATTTCCTGCGTTAGCAGGATCAAGTTCTACTCCAAACTTGGGCAAAAACTTCTTGAAGTATTCTCTGGTCATCCCATAACCGTTACCTGTGTTGGTTGTAGTAAGAAAATTTACTCTCATAGAAAAAGAAAGAGCCCCCCGAAGAGGGCTCCCCCCATCACCCACATTATACAATGTTAGGTCTTTACTACAACACCGAAGGTATCTCTATATTCAGAAACACCATACAGTACGTCACCCACGACCTTCTCAGCCAGGTAGTCAATATCGTATTGACTCTGAATCCTAACATCTTTCTGCAAAGCAAGCGCGAACGCCTCTTTGTGGAACATGAGGTTATGATTCCCTGAGGGAGAACCTGTCGTAGTAACATTGGTTGTAAAGTAAACCTTAACACCGTACAACTCACCAAACTGACCCCTTATAATAGGGTTCTGTTGTCCGCCAATTCCTGTGGAATCGTACCTGACAAAGTTGTCCACGTGCAAGAAGTTTGCTTTGTCTCCCGCATTAAACACCGCAGACCTATCAGTCTCAGGTGCATCTGCAAGATCTAAATACTGAATAGCAGTCAAAAAGACATCATCTGTGATGGCTGTGTTGTCAGTACCGCAGGACTGGGAAAGCGCGGTGTACAAAGTAAGTAGATCTGTGTCTATCTGCTTTGCAAGTGCGTAACCCACCTTGTTGGAGTATTCCGTCAGGAGATTGACGTTGGACTGAACCGCTACTATATCCTCTAGTTTAAACCCAGCATATTTATGCTTGTCAATAAGGATGGAAGTCTTATCTTCGGTAATAGTTTCGTAAGTTACAATCGAACTTGCGGTCTTATTACCTACAGAAAGATTGGAAATATCAGCAATGTGAACCGTATCACCCTTTTGCTTGATCTCTCCCTCAAAATCCCTAATAACTAGACGGGCCATGGTTAGGTTGGACTCAACCGCACGCTTTACTTCAGCCGACCAAATCTCGGGAATAAAGTTAGCAGCAGTTGTAACTGTTATGTTACCTGAAGCCATGTTTAGTTCCTCCTAATTACCAATTTAGTACATCAGAAGGTTGACACTATAATCGACCACCGTTTCTAGCCATCTGTCTCAGGATCTTCTCCCGATGTTTTTCGTACTCAACAGGATCTTTGTAAAGTCTATTTACCTCATCCTGTGTATAAGTATGATCTTTGACTACACTGGATCCAGTCGATCTTTCCGTATCCACCTTCCTTATGGGTTCCTCAGAAGATGTATTCGGTTCGCTCTCCGAAGCGGTAATAGACTCGATGTAAGCCGGAAGATGCCTTCTGACTGCACTAATAGCCTCATCCCATGTATAAGTTTGTCCCAGCTCTTCTTCAACTGCTGGAATACTCCACGGGCTTCTTAGGAGAAGTTCCCTAAGAGCAACTGGAACTTTCTTGTCGGCTAAGCCTTCAAGAATAAGTTGACGCATTTCAAGTTTGCCTCGTTTTTGTGCTTCCTCCTCAGCTATAGATTTGTAACGCTCTGCTTCTGACATATCTGCCAGTTGCTTGCGTTTCTCCTCCGCTTCGGCCTTACCGAGTTTTTCTCGAAGTACGCCCGCCTCAACTTTTAGCGCCTTTTCACGCTCTCTAGCTTGCTGGATAGCGTGTTGCCAATTCTTCGCATCTTCTGGTAAATCTTCGTCTTTTGCCGGTTCGGTTGATCCTGATGCACTTTCCTGCTTGGTTTCACCAACGGTTAAGTCCTTATCAGACCCTTTCGTTTCGACTTCCGCCATATAAAAATAGATTCACCTCCTACTTGTTAAAGAACCACTATTTATATTAGTATCACATTCGGGTTTTATTTCAAGGAAGAGCTAGATTGGTTTCTCTTTTGAAGTTCCTGCATTCTTTTTTGAAACTCCTCAGTTATTTTTAAAGATTCCTCTACCCACTGCTTTTCGGTTATTGTTCCATTTTTTAGTCTTTTTGTTAGTGCTTCTTTTTTATTTTTGGCCGCAGTAGTAATGGCATTCATTTGAAGTTTTGTCTGTCTTAACGTGTAGGCTATCTCTAATGACGGCCCCCTCTCCCCAGCAGGAACCTGACCCATACCATAGGGAGCTACATAGTTACTAATGTTACGGGTGGACGGCTGACCTGTAATATCTTCATAAGCTGGAAGTTGTTTACTTAACTCTGGAACATCGGACATCAACTGTTCTTTCACATTTCCCGCATCTCTGTAAATAGGATCTATTACTGTAGACACATATCGCATTAACCCCGCCATTGGTTTCATTTGTCCCGCTACATAGGCAACATTCTTGGCTATGTTTGCTGGGGTTATACCTCCCGATGTTCCCCTGGCTAAATCTACAAAGCTACCAAGTCCCGAAACAAAGGTTTGGTTAGACCAAAATCCTGTAAGAGACATTGGAATACTTGTTATTTTAGTTAAAGTATCATCTGTTAGTGCTGTTCTCGAATCTTCTGTATAATGTTTGATCGCCGCTGGGATACCAAGTGCCCAAGCAAATACACCAAAAGTCTGCAAAGGAACCCATTTATCTCCAATTCTTACTGAATATGGTTTTTTACCAGAGTCGTAAAACAACTGTTTAGCTGTAGGATCGGTGGGGGCTGACCAAGTTACTCTGCCTTGCAAAGCGAGGTGCGCCCCTATAAGAGTGGCGGTTGATCCTAAAAGTGCCTTACCTAGTTGTTCTCTTTGATTTCCCGCACCGGGAATGGTTGCTACTCCGGCTGGAGAGTATTCTATCCACTGTTTTGCTACATTCATAGGGGTTCTAATAAAGGGAATAAACCAACCCAACCCCACCTCTCTGAGTTTATATGCGCCTTTAGTAATAGTATCTATTTTATTGAGTGCGGGTCCCTGTCCGGCCGGGTTGAGGTCCTGTCTAAATAGTGAATATTCTGCCATAGATTTTGCTGCCTCTGGTGTTGCTCCCCGCGCAGTTTCTCCTCCACTTATTATCTTTTGGAAGAGTTGATCGGAAGCCTCCATAAGGTCAGACGGTAGGTTATATTTCCCAAGAGGTGGTTTCTGAATTGGTTTTAACCCTTTGATAGTTGCAGTATCCAATTTACCCAGTGGGCGACCCTCTTTTAATGAGGTCACAAAAGCATCAATCCCGTCGGGTACAGACTTTAAAGCTCCTATTTCGTACTTTGCCGCTTCCAAAGGTTTTCCACTAGCAGCGAGAGTAGCAGGTCTTGTTATAAAGGTCTGCATCAAGTTGTTCACAGCATTTCTAAGGTGTGTCAGAGGGTTTGAAAGCATGTTGTTGTAACGATAAGTGTCTATAACATCCGATGCTCCCCAAGGAATCTTACTCCCGATGCGTTCCAAGACCTTCTTAACTATAGCCGACTTTTCCTCGTCGTTATCGGCTTCGTTGGCTCTTTTCATAAGATCGCTGATGTATGCGGTATCTTCTGGTGTTAACTTAGCATCAGATCTTTTAGTTATCTTACCAATCACTTTGTCCAAAGAGGATTTGTTTGTGTTGGACTTATTTATCTCCTTTTGTGCGTAGTTAAGCATTCCCTCAGGGGTTAGTCTGCCGAATACTGCAAATGTCTGAACTCCCTGACCCAAGTTTGTACCTTTAACAGCTAAATCTTCGATGAGTTTGGTAGCATCGTCGTTTCTTCCCTCTTTCAGGGCTTTTTCTATAAGAGCCTCTCCTGTGGCTACAATATTCTGAGGTGGTATCTGGTTTTTATTGAAATCATCTAATGTTCCTTGGTAATTAACAAATACTCTACCTCTTGCCTCATCCATCCTTACTTGATCTGATACTGGCGTGTAAAACCCTTTAATGGTTTCTTTAACTTCTTTAGGAACTATGGGCGCTTCTTTAGCAGTTTGAATAAAAGATCTTTCTTTCATCCCTTCAGGAATTCCTGTTTGCGGACCGCCAACCTCGGCACCAAATCTTATACCTCCAGCCTCTTTTCCTAGTTTTGATGTTTCACCTGTGACAGCTGAAATTTCGTTAGCAAATCTATCTCTATACTTTTCAGGAATGTTCGGAAGAAGTCTTTTAACTGTTTCAGCATCCTTATGAAGTAACGCCGAGTCAAACTGTCTTCTTAAATCACCACTTTCCCATTTTCCAAACTGCGTAGTTAACTCCTCAACTGTCGGTGCAGCGTTAGAAACTCGACTTAACTTACTGTTGAAGTAACTTAATAACTCTGCGCCGTTATTAAATTCGACCGATACTGGTTGTTTTCCAGGTGTGGTCAAATCTACATAAATTTTTCTATTACCGGCTAAAACAGACATTTGAGAAATTTGTTTGGCTGATGGTTCCCCTATAAACTCAAAATTGGCTTCTGTCGGAGTAACCACAGTCCTAATGTTTCCTTTTTCCAGAAAACTATTTAGAGTGCTTTGGTTTACTTCCACTCCCCGTTTACCAACATCTAGTTGCTGCGCAGCCCCCAAGTGTGTCTGTTCTACAGGTACTTCGACTCCTTCTGGATTTATAAACGACATCACATTTTTAGTTGATGTTCCAGGTTTGGGTGCAACTGGGAAGTGTGTCCTCATCACTTGGGGGGAGTTTTTAAGTTCTACTAACGCATCATCAATATTCTCAAGATCCCTTTTTAAATCCATTTTTTGAAGTGTTGATGTGGTGGCAGACAACTGCTTTTCGATATCCGCCCTTTCTTCCATTAACATCTTCGTCACATCTTTCTCTCTTCCTGGAGAGGCTATTTGAATTCCACCCCTTTCGTCTTGTCCAAACTGTTTAATGTCTTTGGAGATCTTTTGACCTATTCCCTCAGCTTTCCACCCAACAGGACCCTTGGTTATATATGTGTAGGCGTATCCGGCGCCCTTCATGGCAGTTCCCACAACAGCACCTTGTATTCCATAAGTTAGAATATTTTTCACTCTTTCTTTTAGTGTCTTGGCCGGTTGAACACCACCATAGATACCCATGCTGGTAAAACTCTCCAAGGCTGCTTTTTCAAGACCCTGTGTAACAGTTTTAGCAGCTAAAGAGAAAAATGTATCTTGCATTTTTTTACTCGTAGCATTTTTTGCTAGGTTTAAATATGTACCTAAATTCTCAAGTGGCTTTGGAGCCAACTTTGAAGTAATAGGAGCAAGTAATTGCTTTGTGATTGGATTTATAGCAGCCCAAGCACCCGCCTGTGTAGTAGAACTTGGTATAGATTCAATTCCCGATATCAGTCCACTAGGTAAAGCGTCAGATAAACTTTTTCCTGCTAATATATCTCCTCCAGCCTTTATAGCACCTCCAAAACCTGCAAATCCCAAGGCTGCGACAGGGGCGCGGGTTCCTTGTAATGTAAGAGCAGCTTTTCCTACCTGTTTTGCACCCGTTGGAACCTTAGAATAATCTCTGTTTTTTGCTGTCTGACCGTATGCACTGGAGATGTTGTAACCACCTTGCATTCCTCCTCCTACGATCGTAGAAGCAATGTCCACTCCTGCATTTCCCATTCTCTGTAAATTATTCTGTGGAAGAGGGCTTTTAAATGCCCCCGCAATCTCCGGTAGTTGGTTATTCTCTAATATATTTTTCCACGCTCCTAAATTCTGAATAGATCGAGATTTCAAAGCATTGCCGACAAGAGAAGAAAATCCTGCCTTAGCTTGAGTTAGTCTTTGTTTTAAATTGGATAGTGCATCCATTAAATCTCCTTATTTGAATAAATTCGTAAAGCTACCCCATAGGTTTGAAGCTGTACTTTTAGCCTTGTTAAATAAACTTCCCACAGTCGAACTCACTTTTGGCACATTACTACTAACATAAGATCCAACTGCCGAACCAACGGGACCAAACAACGACCCTACAGCACTCCCTACACCAGATTTAACTGAGGATACTACAGTTGGAGAAATGCTTTTTACTGCCTTTTGAACTGTGTTTTTGGCAGTATTAAGAGTAGAACCTTGAAAATCACCTACAGTTTTTGCCGCCTTCTGAGAAATATTGGCGGTACTGGCCGATATGGCGGAGGTGGGACCTGTTTTTTTAACTGTACCTACAAAATCTGCCACAGAAGAAGACTTATCGGGGGACTTAACATAAGAAGTTACGGTAGACGTTGTATAGTCCGCGTTCAACTTTGTTGACTTCGTTGCAGTTACATCAGAAAAAGTATTGTCCTGATTGATAGAAACTAACCGTTCAGACCCGTCGGGGTTTATAAGTGTTACTACTCTTCCCGTCTTTTCATTTCCAACTGCGGGTTGCCCAGTTGCGGGATCCAACTCTGTTATAGGAACCTCTTCAGAATATTTAAAGGAAGTAAGTTCCGATAAAGGAACTAAGGTTTGCTGGTTTCCAACTTTAACAGGAACTACTTGACCACTTTGAACTGCTTGTTTCATACTCTCAAAATCAGCAAACCGTTGCTTTAAAGTAGCCATATCTTCGATATTAAAATTCCCCTCGGGAATATCCTGTGGAGCAATAAGAGACATTACAGCCTCTTGCTTTTGTATATACTCTTCGGGGTTTAATTGCCCAGCAGCAAATTTAGCTTCTAAATCCTTTAGTTGAGCAGTCTGAACTGCAACCTCCTGCTCAAAACTTTTATCACGGCTACCCTCAGGTGGATTGGCAATATCGCCTAGAATGTTGGCCTCTTTTTGTTTTAGTTCCACCATATCGGCGCTGCCTGGGTCCACATACTTTTGCATTTCCCTATTCATAGAAAGAGCCTCTTCGTTGGTAATTCCCCCTCCCTCATATTGGTCAAGCATTTGTGATACCTTTTGATACATTTGTGCCTCTTGATCCTCTTTACGTTTCTGTTCGGCAAGACTCCCAATCTTGGTTTCAATGTCGGCTTTTTCCTGACTTCCAGGTTCGGCATACTCCGCCATCTTTTTGTAGACTTGAATCTGTTCTCCAGTGTTAAGTCCCCCCATTGAAAGAGTAGCTTGTAGATTTGCCACCTCGGCGTTATTTTTTTCTACTCTTTCGAGTTCTCTGGCAGTTGAAATTGCAGCTAACTGCTGTGTATATTCAGCCGATCCCTTTTTAAGTTTCTCTAAAACTGCTTCCTCTATTTTTCTTTGTTCAGAAGCAGAAATTCCATTTTTAGAATACTTAGAAGTAAGTTTTGCACGGGCAATATTAACCTGTTGAGTTCTCTCGTAGGTTTCTAAATCCAACATAACATTTCTAATGTTAAGTTCTCCTGTAGATCCTGCCTTCTCAGCTGCAAGTTTGGTGTTTAAAAAGGAAACCAGATCCGAATAGGATAGATTTCCATTCTTATAATCAAGAACTTTATTCTCTATTTCCGTGTTCTTTTGGTTTTGCATAGCCGCCGCCAAAGACGCAGCATAATTAGCGACTACATTTGTATAGTTACTATAAGGCGAAACAGACGACCAGCCCCTTGACGGACTTCTTGTTCTTATAGCCATTATTCAGTTCCTCCTGTTGGTGGAATTACCACCCCACCGCTAGACTCCGGTGTAACCGCTTCCTGTGCCGTTTCAGGAACCAAACGACCTTCTTCCGGTCCAGTTTGTCCCATAGCTCTCGTTGCATTAGTAGCATTTCCCCCCGGTAGTACATTTTCTGGAAGTACCCCCACATTCATTTTCTCTCTAACCGCACTTAGAGAGGCACCGATTTCTGCTAGAGTCTGTTGTACCTGAGCTACTTTTAAGGCCCTTTCAGGGGCAATCTTAGTGTCTGTAGACTCTTGTGTAAGATAATTTAAAGTCTCTTCACTAGATCCCATGCCCATAAGAACATTATATTTATCCACAGCCTGAGTAACAGAAGTTAAAGAGTTTTGAATACCCAAAATTAAATTCTGAATTTCTCTGGAAATATCAACGGGAAGGTTATCCGGCCAACGTACCTCCATCTCCAAATCGTACAGACCTTCAAGACGGGTGTTCTCGTTTATCTCCAAGGCTTTAGGTTCTTTTTTTTCTATAAGATAAAGTGCTATCTTAGCCAGTCTTTGAATAGATACCTCAAGGTCAACCCTTTTATTCTCAGTGTTAAGAGTAGCCGGTTGCATAGCAATCCTGGCCTGAAAGCCTGATGTAACTGTAGAATCAAAGATACCTGCGGCTGCTTTTGGCATTAAAGAAACAAAATGAAATAAATCCAAAAGAAGTTGAATTTGTTTAAGAAGAGGTTCCATCTGTGCAGGATTTATCATATACTCCAAACCTTCTCCTTTGTCTGTTCTTCTAAGAGGAATTTTATTGCCCCTCATTTTAGGAAGTTTCTTACCTCCAAGTGCGCCATTATATTCTAAAACTGCTGGCCAACCAAGATCCCTTGCTATTTCAGAGGTCGCCGATATAAGCATATTAAGTTCCTGTGCCACAGGAAGCATCCTGTAAATTTCATCATATCCGTGAGCATCGTTTACTACATACTTATTGTTGGTCTGAATAATAGGAGCAAAGTCTAATCCATGAAGATGGGGGTCTTCGGCCCGTCTATTATCTATAATTGTTACAACATTTTTAGAATCATATTTTTTGAAAACAGTAACCTTGCCATCATCTACACCCTGTCCAGTAATAGATTTTGGAAGCATGGGATTTTCTCGATCAGGTCTAGCCTCAAAGCCGTCGTACAGTTCATAAACAGCTTCGGGAGTTAATCTTTTAACAGTGATAAAATAGGGGATTTTCTGGTAATCGGTATCTTCATAAAAGACTCTAGTTGTAAAAGGATTAAGAAGAGTAAAATCAAACTTATTCTTCTTTTTACCAAACTCCACCTCCTCGTTCCAAAACGGAAACCACCAGGTAAAACCCCCTACCAGAAGTAACCAACAAGAATTTCTAAAAGTTTGGTGAAAATTAGCCATTCTAAGTGCTTTATTTGCCAGATCCTCCGCCACACTCGCCTCAACCTGAGAAGTCTTTTCGGTGTCTTTGGGTTTCACTTGAATAAGTGGAACGTTATTAGCTAAAAGAAATACCATCAAGTCTATAACAGTAGCACCCACATTGGTAACAATCTGAAGTTCCCCTTCTCTAGTTCTCTGATTGAACTGTTGAGAAAGTTCCCCTAAATAAAAGTCTCTGTTTTGTGTAATTCTATTTATTAACTGGGAATAAACTGTCTCACCACTGTCCCACATTTGCATAACCTCTACAGCTGATCTTTCACTACTACTAGCTTTTTGATACTCCTCGGTACCGGGTATTAACTCCTTTACTTTATCAATTAAACTTGACATAGGTGTATATATTTATATTTACACTACCTAAAACTATTTTCAACCAGGTTGAATTTAGTTTGGCCGGTGTTACTATAAAATTATGTCAGTTATAAAACTCTATGCGCCTAATCCTAAGGATGGAATCGACACTTATAACCAAGTAGAATTCCATGAAGCTACAGATTCAGCGGGAACTGGGGATGCGACCCTTGTTACTAAGAGTATTGATATAACCGACATGGGCCAGGTGGATCCCGGATACACTTTGTATACGGACGTAACAGGTACTCTGACTAAATACTATGCCACGAAGTTTAAGAATTCTACGAGCGGAATAACAAGCGAGCTTTCCACCTGGGTCCTTGGGAGCAAAGACCGCTGGAATACCATGTTTGAAAATGAAATGGAAGATACCACCAACACCGTCTGGTCAACTACAACCTTAAACCGTTTCAAGGATTGGGCACTGGACGCGCTTTACCCCGACCTCTACAGGCAGGTAACGGATACCTCTCTGACCTTCGATGATGAAACCTACACCTATACCGTTCCTTTTGGTATTTTTAACATTTCCGAGGTTGGAGTTGGAGATGTAGAAAACTCCACCAGCACCTTTGTCAAGGTACACCCTGACAACTGGGCACAAGAAGGGGCTACTCTTCACTTTTTTAATCTGGCGGGACTTACTGACGCAGCAGTCATTCGACTAATTGCCCATAAAAAGTATCTGGAAGTGGGACAGGTCCCAGAGGCAGTAGATCGAATCGTTATGTTTCACATGAAGATGAACGCCTATCTTTATTTAGCTGAGGATTTTCCACGCTTTAAATCATGGGCGCAGATACAGGAAGGAACTAAGGTTTCTTTTGAAAACTTACGCGTACACGCTAGAGAATTTGAAAGAAAGTTCGTAGAAGGGAAAGCGGAAATGAGAAGTCTTTTGTATCCTTCCGCAATATAACATGTCAGAGTTTTCGCGTACTTTATATAATTATAACGAACGTATCAAGATTAACGATGTTACCACGAACACCAACAGATACGTTCTTTTAAATGTTCCCTCCATATCCGATACCCTTATTATAAATACAGAGGATGAAAAGCCAGTTGACCCCGGTATCATTGATTACGGCAGTAAAACTAGCAAAGGAGCACTTCAACTGCCAATTACCCTTTTCGCCACTAGCGTTGATTATATGAATGAAATGATCCAAACCCTAAAAGAGGCATTTAACCCCAATCTTTTAGAGGCTGATACGACCTACGGTGCTACAACAGTCTTTAATGGTTATCACCCCCTTGACTGGACGGAAACCGTAGGTGCCACTTCCCGTGCCTTTAGAATCTATGCCAAAGCTGAGGAGATACCACAAGTTGCTATGGATAGTCTCTCCGGTAGGACCAGAAGAGCTCTAGTAAAACTTAAAATCCAGGACTCCAGAAAATATCTACAGACTACGACCTCTCTTGCCGGAGCCGGGGCTGCGGTCAATGCCGGAACATATCCTACGCCTGTTGTTATAACAATCACAGCTTCAGGAACAGTCAGCACATCTTTAGCAATAACCAATAGCACCACCTCTGAAAGTCTTTATGTAACTACAGCCTTGACTACGGGACAGGTGTTGGTACTAGATACCGCGGCTCATACCTGCAAGCTAAATGGAGTCGACACAAGAGGAATGCTCTCCGGGGCCTCAATCTGGTGGAAACTAAACGCAGGAAGTAATACACTTGCTATAACAAATGGAACAAACTGTACGGTAGGATTTGTTTGGAGGTCTGCATGGCCTCTTTAGGAGGTGATTTAAATGCCGAATTGGTCCAGAAGTAGATTTAATGTACTCAATCAATTAAAAGGAGTGAAAGGACTTTTAACTATGAAGTATAAAAGTTCTTCCTTAGGAAAAGGAACTGGTATGGGACTTGGTGGAAAAATGATCTACGGTAATCAAAAGAATATAGATGCTTTGAAGAAAAAGAAACTGATATAAACTTATATTTAGAAGGGATGGTGATTTTATGGGTATGTTAGAAGAAGGAGTTACATCTCAAGGTGCAACTTCTAAATCATTTGATAAATATGGAAAAAGAGTGTGGGTGGCCACACCTAAAAAAGATCTGTCTAAAAAAGATAAAAAATTATCAGCAGACAAACCTGCAGAATGTGTAGATAGCAATACTACAAGAACAGATGTAGGAACAGAATGATCTTAAATCCGAAGTATACTTTTATTATTAAAGACGCTTCAGACAAGTTATATGAGTTTAATAACTGTACACAAAGAGCATGGGAGTGGTACGAAAACGATGTTGGAAGATGTCGATTCTTCGTACCTTACAGCGACTTAAAACTTACAAACTCATCTGTACCTGATGATAGATTTTCAGAAATATTAATATATCGAGATGGTACATTAGTCTGGCAAGGAATGACCCAAATATTACAAGATGGTCTGGATGGGGTTTGGGTCTACGGAGAAACCTTTATGGCGGCATTAGCATGGTATGGAGTAAGGTACGATCAAGTCTACACAACGTCCCCAATATCTACCATCATATCCAACGAATACGACGACATCGCCGCAAGATCCTACTCAGTTTTCAACAGTAAAATCATAAAGGGAACTATTAGCACTGACGTAGACATACTGCCAGTAACGAGAACTTTTTATAATGAAGATTTACTGTCCGTATTACGAGACACAACTTCCATAGCCATGAGTGGTGTAACTGAACCAACAGACGCCGTAAATGTAGTTTTTAATATTAGTTTTAGCGAACAAAGCCCAACATTCTCTTATAAAAATGTCGGCTCCACTAAAGGCGATGTAATTTTAGAACTAGACAGCGAGTTGATAGATTTCAACAACATAACCGACATGAGAACCATAACAAACTGGGTAAAATCATACACAATAACCTCTGGCCCAGATGTGCTGACTTCCCAGAAAAATATCTCTCCAACGCCATTATGGTATACAAGAGAAATATATCCTTTCTTTCCAAACATAAATTCTCAAGCAGATCTTGACCGTATAACTACAATGCTTTTGAGGGAAAATAATGTACCAGCAATAACCACAAACATAAAGTTTATTGCAGGATTAAAACCATTCGATGGTTACTCAATGGGAGATATTATAAAGTTACGAATAAAAAGAGGCAGAATTGATACCACCAAAGATATATACTCTTCCTATAACGACTACAGAAGAGTAGTCGGAATGGAAGTACAAATAGATGATACCGGTATTGAATACACAAAACCAATACTTAGAAAGTTAAGAAGAGATGTAGAAGGAGGAAGTTAACATGGCCATTGTCTTTCCTGGAGAAATATCCGCACCTCAAAAACCAGAAAGTTTAACTTACGCACAGTCGGGGGTTAGCTCCATAGATCCTATTACAAAATCCGGAGAAATAAGTACGGTGACAATTACAAATTATCTTCCATTAAGTGGTGGAATAATAACAGGCGACATCACTTTCGCCAGTGGTGAAAGTCCCACCACAAGAACAATAGCAATAAATCCACAAACTGATACTGACGGCGATGGAAATTCTTTCGTAATAAATGCGGGAGAAGGAAACGGAACTGGAGAAGGCGGATCTATTGAACTTGTTGGAGGTGTGGGTGGCGCCACCGCAAACGGGGGATTAGTTAATATAAGAGGAGGAGATGCAGGAGCAGAAGCAGGTGATGGAGGAAATGTAGAATTAATGGGAGGTATATCTACAGAAGGCGTAAATGGTAAAGTCCTGATAACTGATCCAACCAACAGTCTATCTGCTATCTTAGACCCATCGAATATTACCACAGATAATAAAACCTTCACTTTCCCAGACGTCTCAGGAACAATCGCCTTAGAGTCTGGAGCAAGTGGGTCATTTACAACAGTGGATGATAAAACTGTTACCGTAGTAAACGGTATAATTACAAGTATAGAATAGGAGGTGACTAAATGCCTTTAGGTAAAAACGTTTCTAAAAATATAAAAGAACTATACAAAGACAATAAGAAAAAAGGAAAAACCAAAGGTGCCAACGGTAAAGTAAGAAGTAGAAAACAGATTATTGCGATAGCCATGAGCGCCGCCGGTAAGTCGAAAAAGAAATGAAAACTTTATACAAGTTTTATTTTTTAACACTTGTCTTTATTTTGTCTCTAGCCAAGCGTCAGTTCCCGAAGTGGCTCCAGAAGGAGATAAGGTCTGTACTCGAACCTCTGCCTGATCTTGGGAAAGTTGAGAAATACGGAAGGTAACTATACCAATTAAATTGGTATAAACCTGAAAGTCATACTCATACTGAGTCTGTTGTGTCCCTACTAACTGCTTGGCCTTCTGTCTGGCCATTGCATCCGATCCCTTATACTGCGACTCCCGTTCTCCCACAAAAGCATCTGAAAAGGATCTTTCAGAGGAAGCTATCGCATCAGCCAACTTAAACTGAGCATCAGCAATATCAAGCAGAATACCTTGTAACTTTTCCGAATCGTCCCAATACTTTCTAATTTCTGCAATCATGCATATCTCCTTCCATTTCTAAACTTACCAATACTTCCATCTGGAAGAGTCCTACGAGATTTAATGTCCTTTTCCCATAGTCTATCGTTATACATAAATCTCTTTGGATCCATAGAATTAAACCTTGGATCTATAGACTTTTCCTCATAATCAATTCCAAATTCCTCCCAAAAACCTACGTTATATAAACACTCCTGACAAAACTGTTTGTCTTCAGGAACTTCGCTTTTACATTTAGGACATTTTCTCATATTAAATTGTTTAAGAATTCCCGCACATTTACCGCATCTTTATTAAAATCCACAACTTCTTTATACTTTCTTCTAACCTCCCCACACATATCCACATACTCCAGATCCGAAATATCACGAACAGTATTCACAATCACCTCCGGTTTTTTACCATCTAAAAATATACAAGTTTTTCCTTCCTCCATAAGTTCCCCCGCCAACTTATCCTTATAATCACTGTAGTTTACTATCACAGGCCTACCACTAGCAAACCAATTATGAATCACATGTCCATAACCATCCCCATAAGGTTTGTTATGAAAACCAAATTTAGATTTTCTCATTACAGCAGCAATCTCAGATACTCCTGATATAACACCATCAGGGCACGATATTCCATAAGCCTTAACATCATATTCAGACATCAATGCCTTGAAAGCCAAAAAATATTCATGATTGGGAAGACAGTTAACAAATGAGGTTATCATAGGAAAAGGTCTTTCCTGCGCCGGATAAAAGATATTCTCGTCAAATTCCTGACGATAAAATACAGAGTTCTTACTCTTTACGATAGAAAACTCTTTGACCGAAAGCATAAGATTGTTTACATAGTCGTAAGGAATCTTGGTGTGCCAGTCGATATTTCCTATATGGTAGATAAGTTTGGCTTTGAGTTTGTAGGTACTTATAAGCCTGTGGTACGCGAGCACATGCGCGGGAATGGAAGCGATAATAACGTCAAAGTCCATACTAAGGAACTTCTCTAAAGTTATGGCTTTCTGGTGGTACCCGTGTGTCTCATCCCAAATGTAATGAACTCCATCAGAAAAGTACCTACTTTCATTAAGTCCGGGAGATCCATCACTTGGAGAACTCCCTAAGGATAAAAACTGTTCTATAGTACCAGGGTTATTATTGTAAGGTTCAGCAATCTTCCAATACCCATTGGTATACCACTCCATACCAATGGGTCTAAAAAGCTTATGTCTAAGTCTCTTTTCCAAAAGATAATGAAAAGAAGCAAAAAGTCCACTATGGTGCAGATCTGCGAATATATTCATTAAACATCTCCTCAAAATCCCTGTGCATGGGAATTGTAACTTTCAGGCAATCTTCACAGTATTTTCTAAACTCCTTGGGATAAGTCATAATCTCCCTCGGATCCTTACCAAAAAACTTTCTACAAGTTAAAAGATACATATTCTGAGAAAGACCGGACATGTGAGTATATAAACTATCGGGTATCCACACTATAAGTTGATTCTGAAGGTCTTCCTGAATCTTACTAAAGTGATCTGATACATTCGGTATAACACTAAAATCCTTTCTAGTGTGTCGTTCCAAAACATACCTCTTTATAAAAATGCAACAAGGATGCATCCTACCCTGTATAGAAACCGCTATAATCAGTGCGTTCGCGTACTCATAAACCTTATCCCAAAACCCCTCTTTCCAGAAGAAATCCTGCTCGGTAAACCAGACCCACTCCGCGTCTGAATACCTAAGGCCAGTATTCACAGCAATGTTTCTCCAATCATCAGGAGAAACCACGGGATCGCTGTCCACAAAAGTAATATCATCTTTATCCATAACCATCTTTATAAATTCCCTATAGTCCTTTTGTACATTCATATCAGTAAAGACAATAATTACTTTTTTAAACAGGGATCTATTGTCGCATATTTGTTGTCGGAACAACGGATAATCAGTATGGCGAGGCCAAGAAACTATTACATCTGGTAAAATTTTGTCCATTTATTATTCTCCAAATTCAAGTCTGAAAATTTAGGAGCAAGGAATTTGAAAATCTCTGTTGCCTGTTTCAAATAATCAAAAGACTGTCTAACATTGACCTGGGTAGCCCAATAAAGATACACATAGTAAGCTTCAAGGCTCTTCATCCCAAATATATCCTTACCATTCCCCTTCCAATCCTGAAACGTGTAGGTAAGTCCCCCAAGGTGAAAGTAGTCCTCCCATTCCTTGTACCCCATATCCTCAAGTTTAACTATCTTTGCTCCCAAACGCTCCGCGTCCCTGGTAAACATGGCGAAATGATCCGACCCCAACACCTCTGAATGTGCCCTGAAATCCTTGTTGGACTTCTCATAAAAAGACCTTCTCATAAACAAAGCTGATGGATGTACATACGGAAACTGCGAGGGACTCCAACAACCGATCATATCTGCTGTTTCCATTTCCTTCTCCACATCGTTAAAGAACTTCTCCCAATCCTTTACAAAGAAATCCGCCTCAGTAAAGTACATCCACTCGGCATCGGATAGTGCTACCAAAGGTTCGGATTCAAGTTGCCTCCAATCCTTTCCGATGTAACTAAGGTCGGGATCTCTAACTACCCACGTTTCAGGGAACTCCTTTAACCAAAAGTCTTCTAGATCAACTGTACCGTGCTGTTTAGAAGGATACAAAATAATCTTTTTAAACTTATCTCTATGTTTTTGCATCACACCGCGCCATATCGGAAAATCACAATATACACAGATTTGAGATAGTACGTCACAATTCATGCTAATTTCATCACTTTCTTATAAAGATCAACCTTCTTATCTATTCTACCCCAATCAAGTTTAGCCCCATCCACAAGATTTTGCATACCAGCAATATAAAGAATCTTAAAGGCGTCAAAACCATCGACTTCGTTCATACAAAGTTTCCAAAAAGCCACCCTTGTTTCCATCTCAAACTTAGAAATAGTGGTACTGGTATCGGGGATTCTACCTGTAAGATAACCATTCCAACCAGAAGACAAAGATCCTGCATGAATCCAATGGAAGGGTTGAGTTGCTATATGCCAATTACCCTCAGATGATGCCTTATGTTCCACTTCGTAAGGATCGGCATGATGTTGAGGAACTTGCCCTATTTTAAGACCCAGGGCTCTTAACTGTACCCCCATCCAAACAAAGGTGTCCCCAGCCTCTTTCTCCCTAAAGGTGTGATCTAGCAAAGGTTCATAGAACCCAGATTCCCAAACATGACTACCAAAATCCATATCTGTCTTTAAAAGATCTTCTCTTTTACAAAAGAAAAAACATGGCCAAAAGTTAGGTCCCTTATCTCCATACCCACTGTAATCTGTTCCATACTTTGCTGATACAGCCTCGCCAAGTTCTGCCCCGCAACTAAACCTTGGAGAACCCAGTGCGTCAACTTCACCCGATTCTATCCTTTTAAAATGCTCATCTATTACACCAGAATCAAAGATAAATCCATCATCTTCTAGTAAAAGAATAAGATCTTGCGTACAAATCTTTGTCATTTCTGTATCCGGAGGACCATTACCTACACCTCTAAAATGGGAGATAAGGTGAATTTTTGGATCTTTGATTAACACACCGATAAGTTCCGCAAGTACATCCGTTGAAACACAAGAGTGATTGTTAATATTGATGTACAAGGCATCCAACTCATCGTACCAGCGCTCTTTGAAAAGCTTATATAACATCAAAAGGATGAAAGGTTCACCGGTTGAGGCTACCAAAGCTGCTCTAGTTATTTTGATATCCTCCCATCTTAACCATAATAGTCAAACCAATAATTTTAATATCCAACAAATGAATAACAGAATATATATCCCCTGCAATCTGAGCCAAAGTAGGAGTTATCATGAGCTCCTCAAGCGCTTGCCTACAACCCATGCCAGTTCCAGTTTCGTGAGCCGTATCGTGCATAATAAAGACCCCACCAGCTCCAACCTTTTTGGGCCAAGTAGCCAACTCCTTCTTAGTCTGCTCGTAGAAATGGGTACTATCCAAAAATAGAACATCCAACTTTTTATCCCAAGTTTTAAAGATCTCCATGTCGTCCCCAATGATGAGGTGGCAACGGGGTTCCTTATCAAACAGCTCTTTAGCCCTAGGGTACGCTCTATCGATAGCTCCCTCACACATATCAATGCTATAAAACTCAGCCCCAAGTGCATTTGCCGCAGCAGTAAAGGCTACAGTAGATACTCCAGCTCCAATCTCCAAAATAGTTTTAGCTTTAATCTGAAGTGGGATATTATACAAACTCATCAGATATTCATTTATATCCGAACTCTTAGAGGCAAGATTTAAAACATCGTTTCTATCCATCATATTCCTCCATTACCCACCGTTTTAACTCAGACAATCCTGCATCAAGTGGTACCGCAGGAAACCAACCCAAATCCTTTTTAATCTTAGAAATATCACTTACATAGTGCTTCTGATCCCCACTCCTCCAATCAGTATATTTAATCGGCACGTCTATATTCATACTCTTTATTAAACTGTGCAAAGAAAGCTGATTACCTTTTCCGCCTCCAATATTATACGCCTGTCCATGAAGTCCTCTCTGCCAGGCCATATCATACAGCCTAACTAGGTCATCCACATACAGCGCGTCCCTTACCTGCTCCCCATTTCCAAAAATCGTAATCGGGTGTCTTTTCTTGTTCGCAATTAAAAACCAAGCTACCCACCCTTGTTCCTCCGTGCCTAGTTGGTGCGGTCCATAAATACAAGACTGTCTAAACACTATTCCAGGAACGCCATAAGTTCTATCATATTCCAACACATACTGCTCCGCAGCACCCTTAGACACCCCATAGGGCGTGTGAAAGTTTAACGGTGTCGACTCATTCACCAATTCGTCCGTTTGCAAGTTCCCGTACACTTTATTAGTGGAAGCAAACACTACATACGGCCTTATATCATGCCCCCGCGCGTACTCCAACACATTAAAAGTACCTAAGATATTTGACCTCATGTCTAATTTAGGATCGTCAATAGATTTTTGTACCCCTACCTGCGCAGCTAAATGAAAAATTGCATCAACATCCGGAAGATCAAAAAAACTAAGTTCCTGACAGACACTCCTTTGAATAAATTTGAAATTAGATTGCTTTAGTTTTACAAGATTCTCGTCGGAACCCTTGCGACTCAGGTCATCCATCCCATAAATCTTACATTCTGGATATTTACCCACTAAATATTTAACTAGATTAGTTCCTATAAATCCGCAACAACCTGTTACAAGGAACCTCATTTACCCTCTTCATAAAGTTTTATATATGGAATCTGCCCGAACTCTTCATCCAGTGCATTACAGAGATCAGACCGGTATTTATTAAGTTGTTGTACTTTCCTGGCATCCTCCCGTGTGTGCTTGTCAGAATAAATTTTATCTATTAACATATAAATTTTTATGTTGGTTATACTAAGCTCATCAATTAAAAGTGATATTTTCTTTTTCATATAAATTTATGGCGTTTGCTGTAAGTTGCCATATCCTCCCTTACTTCAGAACTATCACCACCCATACGGTCATACCAACTACAATGTCGTAATATTTCTTCAAAAGGTTGATTTCCAATATATTCCCAATAAGTATCTGCGTTCCCGTAGTGTTTAGTTGTTAGCAGATAGGGTATAGAACTGCCAGCCCGGACATGATAATAACCTAGATCCTTACCCTCATCTGTCTTGTCTTCCTCTATTTCATAAGGCTTAAGACCATCCGCCAACATTTGAATCGTAAGTGCTCCTAATGTTTCATGCTTTGGCATATCTGGACCCCATTCCACATACCGGTACTTTTTAAGTAATTCTGTACGGGTTAAAAAGAAATATGGACAGAACTTGTTCTTCCCATTCATTTTATCAGTTTTGTACTCACCTATATCATCATATATTGTCACAATGTCATACTTATACTTCATAACAAGTTTTCCTTAGCAAACTCCCCAAACAACTCCTTAGCTTTTAAATTATAAGCATGAGCAGCTTCCTTAATAGTAGGAAAGTACCCAATATGCTGGGATTTTCTTCCCTTTCCGCCTATATAAGCAACCCATTTATTACCTGCCTTATAGAAGGATACTCCTTTATAACCAGAAGAACTGTCTCTGCGAAGTAAAGCATTTTGATTGTTCCCAAATCTATCAGTCAACCGTAAATTGACCCTTCTGTTGTCCAAACTATCACTATTTATATGATCCACTTCCTTATCCTTGGGTGCATTCATAATTACCCTGTGCATAGATACCGTATTGGTTCTATATTTCTTAAATCCCAGCTTCTCATAATCACCCCTAGCAGCATAAAATTTACCGTTCCTGTTATGTGCCATCCATTTCCATTTACACAGGTACTCAAAATCTGAATCATCTACCAAAGTTTTCATACCTCTTGTTAATCTAATTTCCTTCATCCTCTTGCTCTTCCAACAAATCAAAGGCTTTCTTTATTATACCATGTTTATAGACGACCAAATCATTGTCCATAAACATAACCAGATCTTCCTTAATCTTTGGTAAAAACTTCTTATAAGCGTCGTAATACCTGACATTAGAGTCAACTTTTAAGACCTCTATTTTGTCGTCTGGGTAATCGAAGTCCCAAGTCGAGTCGATAACGTAAAGTTTATCAAGCTCATCTTTCCAAAACTCCCTATAATTCTTCATAAAGTAGTCGGACATCACATTAAAATACTTGTGATCCCACATCCAACAGTAATTATGGAAGGCTACAACAACTGCCCGTGTCATTGGTTTAACCTCCACTCGGTATAATCCGCAAAAGCTTCTTCTGCTGGTTTCTCAGCAGTGAATCCAAACCTATCTCTGGCCTTACTAACGTCAGACGCATGAACCAAAGTCTCATGGGAAAGCATGTCCACAAGATCAACAGTAGACTTTGAATTAAGCCTCGCTATAACCCATCTAGCCATAGACTCTACGGTGATAGTTTTTTCATTGGCGATATTAAAAATGTCAAACCCACTATAATTGTCCGCAGCAAGAAGAGTTGCTCTCATCGCATCATCAACATGAGTATAGTTAGCACTACAGGATTGCCAACCCACAGGAGTTCTTTTCCCGTGCACTTGAAGTATCCCCCCCTTCATAGCCTGTTCAACAAAGATGGAAAGAGCAAGTTCTGGATTGGATCTTGGACCTGCAACATGGTGATACCTAAGTACCAAACTAGGTACTCTAAAATACTTGGTGTACATTTCACAAAGCATCTCAGCCCCATACTTAGCCACAGCATACGGACCTTCCGGTTGAGGAAGTTTGTCCTCCCGCCACGGACATTCCTGTTTACCGTACACTTTATTGGAAGATGCAAATACTACAAGGGGGGTGGCAATAGATAATCTCGCAGCCTCAAGTACGTTGGCAGTTCCCTGAAGATCTACACTCATGTACGCGTGCGGACGCTCTAGTGCAAGCCTGTGACTTGGATAAGCAGCAAAATGAAATACTCTATCTGCACCGTTAATTACATCCTTTAGTCTTTTAAAATCCAATATGTCCCCGGCTACAAACTTAAATAAAGGATTTTGAATATCGTGAAGGTTCTTAACACTAACCATACCCCTGTCCAGATTGTCGTAGCCTATTACCGCCTCTCCCCCAGCATTTAGCAACTCCGTCAAACGACTGCCAAGAAATCCTGCACAACCGGTTATAACATTAACTTTTTTCACTTGTGCCATAACTACTCTCCTTCCAGAAATTATAGTCGCTGGGGTGTCTTTTGTATAATCCCAAAAGTCCACGGGGGGTCCCAAACATAAAAGGAACGAGGTCGTGATCCTTCACCCAATCTTTTACCTCCTGGTTGATATCTCCAAAAGGCCAACTTTTAAATTCAGGATGGTCTGGATTAACATTGCCCTGGCAAAGTGACCGTGGAGTATCGTGAATGAAAACATAACCACCCGGCTTCAACTTTGGGTAGTACCTCCTAAGTTCTTTAAACCTAAGATACGGCTCACTATCCAAAAACATAAGGTCACAATCATACTCCACATCGTATTCGGTAGAATTTTCCTTATCTACACAAATATAGTCGTGAATTCCAATCCTATTCCACCTCTCCTCACTGGCTTTTATATGCTCTTTTTCGATCTCCACGGTAGTAAGAATGCCCTTCTTATTATCTTTTAAAGCCTGTCCTATATAAGAAGATGAAATTCCTTTATGAGTTCCGGTTTCCAAAACATACTCAGGACGCATCATTCTAACCAGACCATATAAAAACTCACCCACTACCGTTTCAACACCTCCATCGTTAAACATTGTGTATTCAGAATTAGTCGGTTCTAACTGCTCCACCAAAGTCGGATCTTTTGTCGTAAAATATTCAGTAATCATAAACTGTCTATAAAGGATTTCCACAACGGAGCTATAACATCCTTTCCAAAAATCCTAATAGCCTTTTCCCTAGCTTTCCCACTTATTACTTTTGCATATTCGTAATCCTCAAAAAGTCTGGTAATTATTGTTCTCATATCCTCAACATTATTGTAAACGAAACCTTCATCTCCCTGCCTTATAATATGGGAAACTTCAAAAATCTTTAAGCCCAGATGGTCCTTATGACACCAATAATCCTCCCCAACCGAAACAATCGGAATTCCCGTCATCATGGCCTCTACAAACCCCAGAGTATAACAAGCTGGCCAAGTACCACTATAGAAAAATACCCTACAATCTCTTAATGCGCCTTTCATAGCCTCATAAGTAAGTTCTCCTCCGGAAAATTCTCCTAGATCCTCATTCCCCGCTCCGTAAACCTTAAAAGGAAATCCTGCTCCAACCTTCATTGCAACATCATACCCACAAAAGTTCCTTCTAGCTTTTAGGGACTGAGAAAGATTGATAAGTTGAGGAACATGCCCCGTCCAATTATTAAACTCTCTAGGATCTTTGTAAAAGCGGATCAAAGCATCTGATCCCAAATAATTATCCATCTTCTCCTCCATAGGAGAATAACGCACTATCTTCATACCAGCGCGTCTATATTTTTCCATGCGTTTTTCTACCTCCGGAGTAGATTGACCTATAGTTCTCCAAATGACCTTCTTGGTAGAAAATATGGGCCAGTTCCTTTCAATAACATTAGGTGCATGGTATCCATCCATTACAATAACGACATCAAAATTATCCAAGAATTCCAAAGATAATTCTGTTCTTGGCATATTCTCAACTAATTTCTCTAAATACGGCTTTCTCTTCATTCCTTTTACACCAGGACGGGGAAGGTGGTAGTGTCCTTCAGGATTTGTGTAAGCACCAAGAGAAAAACAATCGTAACCAAGATCTGTAAATAAAGAAAGTTCGTCCCATTCAAGAACTGAGTGCACGGAAATATATAAAATACTAGGATTATTCATTCCACCCCTTCTCAAGTGAAATCTGACTTATTCTATCCAACATTTTTCTGCCCACCTTTTCATAAGAACAAGTGTCCCTTACTACATCTCTACCTCCATACCCATACTTAGCAAGAAGTCCAACCTTATTTGTTGAGGTTTTATAATCGTATGCTTTTTGCATCTGCGCGGAAAGACTGGCCTCATCTGCCTCGGCCCACTCCATACCCACCTCATAATACTTGTTATAAGTTTTATCTATAGGAACAAGTGTGAAATCCACCGGAAGATAATCTTTCCTCCTAAAATACTCATGTATCCCTCCATATCCTACAGAAATGATAGGTTTTAAGTGCATCGCAGCCTCACACTGCGGAAGTCCCCAGCCCTCACCCCTGTGCGCGGAAACAAAGATATCCCCCGTCTTATGAAACCTGTGCATCTCTTCCGTACCTAATATATCAGTATAAACAAAGACCCTTGGAGTATCCTTCCATACAAAAGAATTCTTCCATCCGCGAGATTCCAGTAGAATATCCCTAAGACCTCTATCAGTACCCAACTTGTGAACCTTAAGTAAAAGACAGACATCTGTTTTTCCTTTAAAAGTCTTCCAGAAAGTATGTAAAAGTTTCTCGGGATTCTTCCTTTCTGTCCACTCGAAGATGGAATAAAAAACTACACCTTTAAAATTAGGGAGAACATAGGGCCTAACATCAGGAGGATCATTCGTATCTACTGCTTCCGGGATTACTGTAATAGGTACAGTCACCCCAGAATTCTTAATTACCTCGGCTCCATATCTTGTACCCGTCCAAATCTCCTGAAGCTGATTACACGCAAGCACCCACGCCCTCGGCAACTTGCTAGTTTCCCAAAATAAATGTCCAATATTATACTTTCCAGGCTCTATATACGCCTTGTAATTATCAGGGGTAACATGGAGAATTTTTATCTTATAGTCTACTTTTTTTAGCGCATATTCTTCGCACAAATGGGTTGCAGGAGTAGTGTAATGTGAAGTTCCTGTATAAGAAACCTTTTGCGCCATAAGGTTGGCTTCTACCTCCTTAAAGGCCATTAAAAAATTTCTAGTGGCCTCACCGTAACCTGAAGAATCCATATAAGGACCTACATAACAAATTCCTACCATACTACACCTCCCACACGTCTAGCGTGTCAATTTGCTTTTGTGTCTCTTCTAATAATTTTTTTCTGGGAATAGGAAAATCTCTTATAAGAACTTCCTCGACCTTCTCTTGAATCTGCGGTTTCCAAGTTCTATCTTCTAACACAAAACCTTTAGCCAAAAGTTCTGGCACAAGAGAAGCCGTCACCTGAACCCTAGCTCCCTTAGGATTTATCATATAAGGATCGTTAACTGTTCCCTTTTTCTCAGGTTGAAATAGTTGCATCGTCTTATCCGGTCAACACCCAGATACTAACACACTACTTTGCAGTTGAAAAGACGCTGTAGATTAAAGAAAGTCTTTCCGACCAAGCCTGAGAATATTCCGTTATAGTACTGTTGTTAAGTGGGGTAGCATATGTAAAAACTACATTACTTGTAGTATCAATTTTAGAAATTATCCAAACTCCCGTCTGGGTTTCCTCGCCGATATAAACAACACTTGTCTGAGAAGTAGTGTCTACATCATTAGTCCCATATTCAGGCGGTCTTGCCGCCATGGAAGTAGATGTCGTTATTCCTGTAGAAAAGCTTTTAGGTATCTCAAGTCTTAAATCATTTATCACATCCACTACAGTCTGAAGTCCCTTTATCACTTCTTCCAGACTCAACTGATTTTTAACTGTCACCCCACCCTCTATTTCCTGTACCTTAGGGAAACGCACCTCCTGCTGTTTAGGATAATCCGGAAAGTTTGAAACCCTGACACTTTCGGGAAACTCCGGAAAATCGGATAAGTTGGAAACTTCTATACTTTTAGGAAACTCTTTAGACGCTGGAAAATTAGACACCTTAATACTTGTAGGAATATCTATCTTAGGAAATATAATCTTTCTTTGCTCCTCAAGTTTAGATACACCTAATATGATTGCCTTTAAATCAGCGTCCAGCTTTGCCAAGTCCTTACTAAAAGAAGAAAGTTGTCCTGTTGTTCCAATATCAACCTTAAAGGTATATTTCTTAAAGTTATCAAACCAAATGGCAAGAAAGGAAACAAGATCTTTCATATTCATATAATAACTTATCTGTGGTAGGCTTCAACCGCTGCCATTGGTTCAAAGTTCTTCGATCCCCATGCGACAAGGGCTAAAGCCATTACCATATCGGTTTCCACCATCTTGTCATCCAGGTTAGCCGGGTAGTTTCTCAACTCCTCCACTAATCTTTCATTGTAGGGCATTCTGAACGCCTTCCGAGCGAAAAAATCCTGTAGGTTGTTAATCAGTCCAACTTTTTTAGCGGGGTTTCCACCAAACTGAAAAGGGATGTAAGGAATATTTAGATCCTGTAACCATTCGGACTGCATATCTCCACCCATTCCAGTGGCGTCTATAATAAATTCCCCACCATATCTATTATAAATTTTTATAATATCCTCAAAAATGTTCTCCCAACTTACTGCACCACCTCCAGCTCTATAAACATTTACCTGGAGATGAGGGTGTACTGATACATCCCAAGTAATACAAGCTGTAAAATCTCCTTTTCTACCAAAATCTATCCCATGAAGATAAGAATGATTGTTGGACGGGGCTATTTCCGGCTTTAAATCAACGTCAATACAAGAATCAATGTCACCATCCTTAAATGCCGAATACACTAGATCTGTAAATTGACCTTCAATTCTTTCTCTAATCCAATCTGTATCCTTTCCTTCCATAGCCTTTAAGATAGACTCCTGATTAGCAAAAGGGTTTGACCTGGAATCTGAATACTGAGAGTAAATTCTAGGTTCAAAGTATTTATTGGGAATATCCTCTATCTTTTTTTTACCCCTTCTCCACAGACTATAATATTCCCCCTTGCCCTTTGGAGTACCGAAGCCACAAATAATTCCTCCTCTCCTCCACATTCTAGGAATCAAAACCCTCTCGTAACAATGAATTAAATACCTTGCATCTGCCGGTTCATTGATAAGAATAAGATCGTATGCCTGACCCTCAATGTGTCTTGCTTTATCGTGCATCCCTACCGCCTCGACATGTGTTCCATTAGAAAGCTCCATATCAGGATGGATGTTTCTTCTAGTCCCTGTAGTCACTGCGGCTACGTTATGTTTTAAAAGTGGAGAATTCTTAAAAGCTGATTCCACCTGTTGCCAAAGTTCCATCGCCTGTTTATTTTCGGGTCCCGTACACAAAATATTATAGGGAGTTTTCTGATACTCTTCAAAACTTGTGAAAGTCCTTCCCGGTCTTATCTTATAACTCCCCCAATGAACGGCCATGAACTTAGCTGTCCAGGTCTTTCCTGAGCTATTTCCCCCTGCAAACCAACCCTCATCAAAGTCCCCCGACAACATGTGATTCATAAATTTAGATTGTTCTGTGGTCGGTGTTATGGGATTTGATGGATCGGGAGAGATGTATGTAGACACAAATAGGTCAGAGTTAAACTCTGCCTTGGTCCAATTATCCTTGTAAATTGCCGGTAGTTTGTCCTGAGTCGCCATCTTCTAACTCCGCATCCTGCAAGGGAAGTTTACCAAATCTTACACGATCCAGCTCCTCTAGTACATCCCTTAAGCTTCCAAACTTCTTTCTGGCTCCCTGCTCCTTTAAAGCTCCTAATAAAAGCTTCCCATCAACCGGAATTTCCTCATTTTTTATCCGATGACCACCTCTGGTAATAATTTCCGATATCACCTCGTCAGGATCAAGCCTTTCATCCAACTGTTCTATTCTTTCCAAGGCTGTAGTTTCTGCCAATCCCTTGATATGCTCTTTAACCTGTGAAACATAAGGAGAATGCTTCTCAAAATGTCTTTTAAGTCTGGTAAGAGAAATAGGAACATCTAAATAATGCAGGGCAAACTTTAAAGTCTCTTGGTAACTGTGGGTAATACAATACTTATCAATCATGTTTCTTACATAATTGCCCTTTTGGTCCCGTGCCATGCAGATTCTACATTCAGAATTTGAAATTATTTGATGCCATGAGTTCTTGCCCGTCTTTATGGCATCAATCTCCAAGGGTCGCTCTTCCATAAGGAGATTATAGCATTTTAACATATTGACTTTACCTCTGGAAAGTCTAATATAGAAATTATGGGAACCTGTTATTTTTCACTAACTAAAGCGAAATTTCCAGACAGTAACCCCTCGGCAAACGGGTTCCCAAATCTATCGCCGGGGGGTTTCTGTTTAGAAAGGGTCGTATGAATTGGAAACAGCCGATACCTACTGATTTGAGGGAAGTGTTTGGAGAAAACTATCTAGCCAAACACATCTACATAGAACTTTTACTTAGAGCTAGAAACTCCGATGAAGAAAAAAGCTTTGCGGGAAGGCTCTACTTCCTTAAAAAAGGCCAATGTGTCTGCGGGGAACGGGAAATAGCAACGGAGTTTGCAGTGAACCGAAAAACAGTACATACCACCCTACTAAAGTGCCAAAATGTATACAACAGAATACGCATCAGACCAACCACCCGCGGTACTGTTGTTACAATCTTAAACTATGATGAGGTAGTCGGAATGGGACAACAGAACGGACAACAGAGTAACAACAGAGTAACAACAGAGGGACAACAGAGTAACACTAACAAGAGTGTATTAGAGTGTAAGAATGAGAGAGTGGGAGAGGACTCCCACCCAAATTTTGAAAAACTAAGAAAGGAAATGAAAGTAGAAACCCAGACGATAGAAAGGTATTACCAAAGGATTGTAGACTACCAAGCGTCCACGGGGAAAACTTATAAAAATATAGAAGCAACCATACGACTGTGGATAAGGGAAGATATTAAAAAAGGAAAGCTTGAGAGAGGGGAGAAAGGTGAACATGTGGTTACGGATGTTGAGCGTGAACTAAATGAAAGGTTTAAAGGGAGGTGATGACAGATGTCTGAGTTTATAAGTATAAAAGAAGTTTTTACTGAACAGGGTTTTCAAGAGAAGCTTGAGGAAGCTAGAAGATTGAAGAAGGTGGCGTGGGATTCGTATTCGCTTGAGGCATGGGAGAAGTTGAAAGTGGACCTTGATAACAAGAATTTCCCGGAGTATCTTTTTTCCTTTCAAATGCGGCCTGAGACTGACAATGCTTTTTCCTCACACAAACACGAAGGTGACACCCATACACTTTTGTCCTATGTAAAGAATATCAGGTTAGACTGGAACTTTGATATGGAGTGGAGATATGTTTACTGTGGATCTTGTGGGAAAGTTTATCACCGGATAGGTACTTTGATGAATAAAGTGGAAAGACTGGCATACACTAGGTGGTTTACTAGGAGTGGAAAGGATGTTTCTGGGGGTGAAGAGGAGAAGATTATGGAAAATTTATCAGGAAAGAGTTCGTATGATGAGCTTAGTGGGCCATTAGTCTAATGGGTATTGTAGCCTTCCAATTACTTCGTGTGTCGTGGTGAGATACTATATATAATTTTTTGCAATATTTTCATCCGCCCCACCCATCTTCTATACTACGAACTATGATTAGCTATACTATGGGTTATAATAAATACTCTATTTTATAAGTTTTAGACACGATGTTGTTATAGAGCCATTAGAAATGATGTGAGATGTCGTTATTTGTATCATTAACGACATTGTAGTACTTGTAGTACTTGTAGTACTACAACAACCAGCAAGGGCGGTATGACGCGTATTAACAGACACCACGACCGGCGTAACAGCAACATAGCGCTGTATGGGGTATAATAATAACCGTATATTTAACTCACCAACTTTACTTATGCGGTAATTATGCGGGAATTAAGAAGTGTATCTAAACATTTACCAGTAAACATACCAAAGGTACTTTATGAGCAGTTAAAGGCAACCTCTAAGGATTTACATTGTACTATGAGCTTTATCGTACTAACTGGGGTAATCAAGGAGTTAGACCGCCTAAATAGACAGTTAGAGAGAGCTAACCGCAAAGCCGGTATCAACACTAACCAAGATAATAATAATTGATTGTAGGGCATTGTATGAGTAGTAATAACCAAAGATAACCCGAATAGTATCAATATATCAAACAAAATACCCCCTTTAGTAGTATGACACATTATACTAACTAAAGTCAATATCTTTCTTATAGGCTCCCCTATAGCCCTGTTATAGCTATACTATACCTATTGACAAGATGTATTATAT